TCTGAGGAGCGGCTTCCACTCCCACGTTGCGCGGACATAGAGAGACGGCGCGGCGCGATCGTGGATGCACATCGCCGCGAACTCCTCGGAGGTCACGATGCGAACGTGATAGCCGCCTACGCCGCGACACCAGCCCCGCGGATGATCGCCGCCCTCGGTCAGCCATCGCGCGTACTCGGCCGCTTCGATGAAGCCCGTGTCGCGCACCGTCACGTCCCACGGCGCGCCCAGCAGTTCCGCCAGCGTCGCGTGCGTGAAGCTGTGGTCACCGAGATCGGCGAAGTCCTCGCACTCGTCCGCGCACTCGTGGCCCATCGCCGGAACGGGCAGACCGACCGGACAGAACGCCGTGCGGTCGATGTCGAGCGGCAGCCCACGCTCCGGGAACTGCGGGGTGATGACGAAGCCGTCGCCGTTGCGGACGTCGGCCAGCAGTGCGAACGCGTAGTAGTTGCGCGCGCCCGGCCACGGATCCACGCCGCAGCCGGGGACCGCACCCGGAACGAAGCGCCAGCCATCGCCGGTGCGACGCTCGACGCGAAGATGAATGTCGCAGCCCATCACGTCCCTCCAAAGCTCCGCATCGCCTCGGGGCGGCGGCGGAAGTAGCTGCGCATCACGCGGCGGTGCTGCGCCTCGGGGTTGCTCTCCACGGTCCACTTCTCCCGCGCGATCTGCACGGCCTGCTGCTTCTCCGCGTCGTTCAGCGCGTACCGCTTGCGCGCCCACGGGTCGCCGGGGTGCGTCGGCACGACCGCGCCGGCGTCCTCGACCTCGCAGTCCGCGCCGTCGCACTCCGCGTCCACCTCGACGTCGCGCTCGTCGCACCAGTCGAGCGGGCAGGTACGGCACCCCACCACGCCCCACCGACGCCCGTGCTCGCGGCACACCTCCAGGCCGGGGAGGGTGACGAGGAGGCGGGTCACTTCGACGCCTCCTTGCCATCCCGCGCAGGCGCCTCATCGTCGGGGATGTCGTACTTCGCCACGACGCGCCCGCAGTTGTCGCAGTAGAGGTAGGGACCGAACCCGCCGCCTGCGAGGCCGAAGCCTTGCTCGCACGCGCCACCGCAGTTCGGGCAGCGGTCGCCCTCCACCTCGGACAGATCCGCGATGTCCTCGCGAATCGGGCCGCCGCAGCAGATCACCGTCGGCTTCTCAGCCACAGCACACCTCCCGCACCCGCGCGAGCCGCGCTTCGAGCTCCGCGATGTGCCGGTCCTCGAGGCTCACGTCGCAGCCCGCAGCCGCCGCGCGCTCACGCTGGTCGCGCACCACGTCGAGGCGCGCACGCAGCACCGCGGCGAGGGTCGGGCGCAGGGCGGGCAGGGTCATCGGCGAGCCTCCGGCGCAGCGAAGATTGCCGCCCTGTGACCGCTGCGTCCGAGCCGATACCCGGCGACGACCGCTCGGCCGCGCTTCACCCTGTGGCGCAGCAGGAGCATGACGCAACCCGACGCGGACGAGCGGTCGCGCGCATCAAGCCCTGGCCGCAGATGGTCCACAACATCACCCGCAGCAAACCGGCGCCCTGCGGCGAGCCATTCGTCGACAGTCGACGCCCACGGCGTTAGCGACGGAACGGCGGGCGCAGCGGGAGGGACGGCGGTGCCGGCATTGAGGTGCGCCGTCACGGCCTCGGCCATGACCTGTGAGAGCCCGCGGTTGTTCGCGGCGCAGTAGACCGCCACGCGCCGAGCGAGGCCCTCGTCCAGCGTCACCGTCATCACGCGCACCAGGTCGCCACCCTTCCGCGGCCGCGTGCGCGACGTGCCGCCTCGCGGACCGTAGACGACGGGTTGCGGCTTCGCGCTCACGCCGCACCTCGCAGGCTGTCGCGCAGGGCCACGGCCTCCATCACCTCGCGGTAGATGTCCGCGTGCTCCGCAGCGTTGAGGTGACCGCACGCCAGCGCGCGATCCGCCTGCTCCATCACGGCGCGGAGGCGAGCGTCAGCCACCTCCGCAGGCACCCGCGGCAGGTCGGCGGTGAGGGGGGCGGTCATGCGACCTCCTGCGATGGTTCCGCCGCGGGCTCGGCCTCGACGAACTCGCCGGCATTGGTGACGCGGTAGGCGACGCCTGGCTTGAGTCCGCCATCGCCGACCTCGTGGGCACGCAGCGGATATCCGGGCTTGTTCCATGCGGTCGCGACGGCGACGCTGCCGTAGCCGGCCTTGACCGTGCTGCCGTCGCCGGCCTTGACCGTGCTGCCGTCGCCGGCCTCGACCGTGCTGCCGTCGCCGGCCTCGACCGTGCTGCGGGCGCCGGCCTTGACCGTGCTGCCGTAGCCGGCCTTGACCGTGCTGCGGGCGCCGGCCTTGACCGTGCTGCCGTCGCCGGCCTCGACCGTGCTGCCGTCGCCGGCCTCGACCGTGCTGCCGTCGCCGGCCTTGACCGTGCTGCGGGCGCCGGCCTTGACCGTGCTGCCGTCGCCGGCCTCGACCGTGCCATCAGCAGGCACCGTGACCAGCGCTCCGACGATGCGCCGGCCGGCGCCGCCGTGCTCCGCGATGTAGCGCGTCGCGCTGTAGCGGTCGCCGCAGTGGACAACGACACCGCGCGGGAACTTGACCTTGTCGCCGAGGCTGACTATCAGGTTCTCGTCGACTTCGACGACGAGCCAACGCGCGGCGGCATCCCACGACAGGCGCTCGCCGTTGCCCTCGCCCCACAACAGGCCGTGCAGGCCGTTGCCGCACTCGGCGCGCGGACTCCAGTCGGCGCACTCGACCGGGCCCGACGCGGGCCACTTGAACCCGCCCCATGCGGTCATGTCCGCCGCGCAGGTGCGCAGCACGAGGACGTACCCGGGGCGGGGAATGGACGGAACCGCCTTGCTTGCGCGCGGCTTCCGCGTGCTTCCCTTGCTGCTCATCGCGTCGTCTCCGTGGCGGGGGTGGGCCAGAGGTCGGTGATGCGGCGGCGGAGGCGCTGTGCCACCGCGGCCTTGATGCGCCGGCCGGAATTGGGGTCCGGGTCGTCGATCGCGAAACCGACGCGCGACGGCACGACGGGCGGCTTGATGGCCCGTCCGATCTCAGACTGCGTGACCCCAGCCTGGACGAGCAGTGACCGTATGTCGTTGCGCTTCGGATGCTTTTTCGGCATACGCTTGGTGGTCCGTGTGAAAAGCTTCATGTTCACAATGCGAAAGCTTACTCACGTTGCGACGGGAGTCAACAGAAATTTTTCACGAAGCGAAAGCGGGAGCTGAAAAGCCTTACGCCGCGGAGGGTTCACGTCTTCGTGAGGCGATGGAGCGTGACGGCTACACCATCACGCGGCTCGCGCAGCGGCTTGGCACGGGCACGGGCAAGGTGAGCAACTACGTCTCCGGCGCGCGTTTCCCGCGGTCGGACGAGTGGGCGAAGCTGGCGGAAGCGCTGCCCTCACTCGACATTCACTACGTGGTGACCGGGCAGCGGCGCGCTCACGAAGCGAAAGGCAACGGTGTTGCGCACGCCCCGACGCCGCGCACGCTCGCGGAGGTCATCGGCGACGTGACGCGCGTGATGCAGGCGGGCGGCGGCGAAGCGCTGGCCGTCGCGGGTGTGGTTGACGCGCTACGCCCGCGGCCCGAACAGCGCGCTATTGACGAGCCGGGACCCGTCCCAAAAGCGAAGGGCCGGGCGTCATGACGTCCGTGACACGACCCAGGGAGGGGCGGCCCATGCGGCACGACGACGACAAGGGAAACGTGTTGCCGCGTGCGAATGATTCAGTCTGGAACACCGTACTCATTCGGTGGGATCCACCCGGCCGGCCGCCGTACATGGCGGAGTTGCTTCGCCAACTCGCCGGCCGCCCCGAGCGCGACGATGGGCTCTGACTGCGCTCCGGCGCGGGCCGCGCGGTCGGGCGCGGCATGTTGCGAAACCAGCCTCAGAGGGTCCGCAAGGTGGTCAATCCAGTCGGGGAACCGTGATCGATTCGAGCTCGAGCGGCCATACACCGTCGCCTGACCTCTTCGACATCTGGCAGCGCCGCAACGGCGACACGGTGAGCGCGGCGCGGTGGGAGTTGCGCGGCTGCGGGCTGTCGGCCGAGGAAGCGGCGCGCGTGGCGGACTACTGGCGCAGGGTGCATCCACACCGGGCCATCGACGTCCGGCCGCACCTGAGCGGGGGGCCGGGGAGCGCGCGGTAGTGGTACCGTGAGCCATGCTCACGTACGACCAGATCCGCACGCCGAAGGCGGCGGCGTTCGATGCAGCGGTCAACTGCCGCGTGAACATGCGCTACTACGAGCGGCTGATCCGCTACCTCGGCATCACCGACCTGTCACTGCGGATCGCGGGCGCAATTGCCAGTTCCGCCGCGTTCGCGACTGCGCTCCAGTCTATGCGGCACGGACCGCTGGTGATCGCCATCCTGAGCGCCTTCGCCGCCGTCGCTGCCGCAGCCGGTCCCGTGCTCGCGCTGTCGGAGCGGGCGCGGATTGCGACGGGACTGCATACCGGCTACCTCACGGTGCTCCAGCGGCTCGAGCAGCTCTTCGAGGAAGGTCGCTTGCGCGACGACAGTGAGTACACCGACGAGCTGCGCGCAATCATGCAGGAACTCCACGCGGTCGAGCGTCGCGAGGCCGAGGGAATGCCGACTCGCTTCCTGTGGCTGTTCCGGCGCACCGAGGCCGCGGCGCACCGCGAGATGACGCGCACGCCCACGCCGGCATGAGCGAACCGAAGAAGCCGCCGCCGGCACCGGCGCCGCCCGATCGCTTCACGTCGAACCCGTCGCGGCCGCCGCCAACACCGGCGCCAGCGCCTAAGCCGAAGTGACGCGACGAATGAACGACCCCTTCGAGATAGCCAGATCGGCGCAGGAACAGACGAGACGCGCTGTGGAGACGACGAAGCAGATGGATCTCGCCGTCCGGCTGCTCGTAGGGGCCGGCTGCATCGCGTTCGCCGTGTGGTTCGTGATCGCGACACGCACCTCGTCGCCTCCTGGTGACGACGGCATCGACTGGCCCACCGCGTTCGTTTGCATTGCCGCGATCGGCAGCGGCGCAACAGCCGGGGGGGCGGGCGATCGGGGAACTGATGAGAGGCGTCGCCTGCGTCATCGACAAGCTGCGCGAGAAGAAGCCATGAAGCGCCCCGACCCACCGCGCCCGCCTCGCCGCACCGTGCCGCATGTCGTGCCCGTCGCGCCGTGGATCGACGCGGCGCTCGCGAAGATCGACCCGGGCGCACGCGACGCGCTCTATCGGCAGTTCGAGACGATCGCGCGCCGCCACCTCGCGGCGTTCGGCCTGCGCGCGCCCGCGCAGGGCCTCGTGCTCAGCGCCCGCTACGTGGAGGATGATCCGCCGGCACGTAGCGACGGAAGAACGTCCGCAGCGACACGCGCGACTCCAGACCGCTCGCGCCGGTGACCACGACCCACTCCTGCGCGCCGCGCCGCACGTAGCCGCGCACCGTCACGGCTCTGCCGTCGCCCTGCGCGACCCACGCCGAGCCCGCGCGCACGTCCTCGGTGCGGCACTCGTACAGGTAGTCGTGGCGCGGCCCGTGCGCCGTCACCTCCCGCGGCCCCGTGCGCGGGTCGTCCATCACCGTCAGCGACACGTCGCGGCGCGAGCGCGTCTGCGGGCGCTCGACGTAGAGCACGACGCGGCGCGGGTGGCGGGAGCGGAGGATCTTCATCGGACACCCCTCCTGACGCCGCAAGCCCGCGCCTGGGTAGGCAGCGGGCCGGAGGCGCGGGCGGTACCGCGTCACGCGGGAGGCAGACCCAGGTGCTGCTCCAGCTTGCGGAGGCGGTCTTCGTGATCGCGCCAGTGCGCGCCGGTGTTCTCGATGATGCGGTCGAGCCGCGCAACGATTTGCGTTTCAATACGCTCGGCGAGCGCTTCATCGCGACGCACGAGGAACTGCGTGGTCTCCTTCTGCGCCGTGATGCTCTCGCGAAGCAGTCCCTTGATCTCTTCGATGTCGTTCTTGATGTCGTTGATGTTCATGAGCGCAGTATCGCTCCGCTTGTTTTTGTCGTCAAGGATATTACCGCTGCCAAGTCGCTTTTTCTTGTCGAGCTTTTGTGCTACATCCAGGGGATGCCACGCCGCGTGAAGCCCGGTCCCGGGCGCCCCCGCAAGCCCGACGCCGAGAAGGTCGCGACGTACACGCTCAGTGTCCCCGTTCCGGTCATCGAGGCACTGCGCGCGGATCCCGAGCGCCGCGTGATGGCCAACGCCGCCGCGGTGCGCGCGCTCGTTCGCGGCGCCGCCCGCAAGGAGACTCGACGTGGATGAGCCCGCCGCCTACGAAGCCGACCGGCGCGAGCGCGACCGCGCGATGGTTCTGGCGGGGCGGCGCGAGGCGGCGCGCAGCGCCCTGCTCGGCGAGGTTCGTCTGCTGGTCCGCCCGACGGACTCGCGTGTGCTTTTCCCGTTCCTGGGCGGCGCCCCGCGACACGTCCCCCGCGAGGAATGGTACCCCGGATGACCCGCCCGCCTCTGGCAGATCGTCAGCGCCCTGCTCGGCGCGCTGCTGCTGCTCGTGTCGTGGCTCGGCGCGACCGTGTCACAGCCCTTTGGACGCGCGTCGGCGGGTCGGCGCCCGGTGTGATTCGCCTACCGCGCGCGGGCGAAGCGTAGACCCCTCGCTGGGTAAGCGCGCTGCCGGGGCATGATCCCGGGGTGCCGCCATCCGGCACCGCTCCAACAGCCCTTTCGCGCGACGAACGCGGGATGGTCACGGGTTCGGCTGTCCCCAGCGAGGGGGCACGCGAAGTCTACCACCGTGACCCCCATCACCGCACGCTGACGCCTCGGTGCGTACATTGCGCGCGTGACTTCAGCTTCAGCCGCCGTCCGTGCATCATTCCCGCGGAGGAACAACCTATGCGGATGTGCGCGGCTTTCGCGGTCGGGGTGGCCTCGTGTGCCTGTGCGTGCGCGCCGGTCGTCGCTCGGCACTCAGGGGGCACGGACAGGTACGGCTGCCACAACGGGCCCACGGGCAACCACTGCCACAACGAAGGGGACGGCGGAGGCGGAGGCGGTAACGGCGGCGGCGGACTCAGCGACGGCGCCGCGGTGGCGCTCGGACTGCTCGCCGTTGCGGGCGTGGTCGGGGTCATGGCGCTGATCGTCGCGAACAGTGATGCGCCGAGCTCGCCGGAGCCTGAGTCCCGTGCGTTCCATCCCGTCGTGCCGTTCGCGGACGGAACGTGTCCGCCGGAGGCGCCGGTCAAGAGATTCCCGAGCGGTGACATCTGGCGCTTCGCTGCGCCGCGCGACCCCGGCTATGCCCAGGTCTTCGCGGAGTGGTGCGACCGCACGCCCGAAGAAGCTCGTGCGCAAGGCGCGTGGCCGTTCGTCGGTTCGAAAGGACAGACGCCGTGAAGATCAAGATCGCCGCCTTGTTTCTCGCCGGACTGCTCGCCGGCTGCGCCTCGCGAACCGTCTACAGCGTGCCCTCGACGGCGGAGGGTAACGAATGCAGGCGGCAGTGCCAGGGCATCCTGCATCAATGCCGTGCTGGATACGGCGACGCGAAGGATTTTGTTACAGAGCGCGCGTGCCAAGATGAGGAGCAGGCATGTCTCTCGACGTGCCCGGGTGCCACCGGACGGCAGCAGCGGTCATGTCTGTAGCGCGCACACTATTCGTCTTATTGCTCGCCTCGGGATGCGGCGACGAGGATCGCTACCCCGAGCGATGCATCCAGATAGCGAAGGCCATTTGCGCCCGGATTTCTGGCGCCTGCTGGGATGGCGACGGCTGCGTTCGGGAACTGCTCACGGCCGCGACCTGCGCTGACGCCGACAGGCTCGCTCACGCTGAGTGGTTCAAGCCGTGCATGAATGCTGCGGTGAATGCCAGTTGTGTGTCACGCGACGCGTTCACGATGGACTGGGATGCCTGCGAAGGCGTCTTTGAACTGCGCGAGTAGAGGCCTTCATCCGGCCCGTAGCGGCACCATCACGTTGTCGATGAGGAGCGCGTACACGTCGAGCTCGCTGGCGTAGCCGGTGATGTAGACGGACTGGCTCGCGCCGGCGGGGTCCTGCCGCACTCGCGCGCCGATGGTCTGCAGCCAGTAGCCCGACGCCAGGCCGCCCGAACCACCTGCGAGGATGCGCGCGAACGGCATCAGCGTCGGCCCCAGCGCCTTCGCGTAGTCGAGCTGTGCCTCCGTCGCGCTTGTCGACGTCACCGCCGTGACGCGCGCCCGCGCCCAATACAACTCCGTCGTGTTGCCGCCGTTCGTCGTGCGCTCCCATCCCGCAGTCGGGATGTCCCACACATTGAAGCGGTGCGTCCCCGCCGACTCCTGGAACGCCGTCACCTGCTGCCCGTTCGTCAGGAACGTGTGCGCCGAGTATGACGTGCCGCCCGTCGACCACTCCCACGCCACGGTTAGCGAGTGCCCGCCGGCGACGTTCGTGTCGATGAGCATCCCAGACGGGGGCGTGACGAAGCCGAAGTAGATGATGTCTCCGACCTGCTGCGGGTCGAGAAAGATCTTGTCGCCCGTGCCGTTGTCGCTCGAGTAGTTGGTGAGCTGCGTCCAGGTCGGGCCAGAGGCGTCGTAGCGCCAGACCTCGGTGACGTCGCTCAGTCCCTCGACGCGCGCCCAGTCGTCGCGCTCGCGCACCGACGCTGCGCCGTAATCGGGAAAGTCTGCATCGTTCGCCTCGATGAGCCCGCCCTGCGTCACCTGCCGCGCCGTGCCCATGAGGCTGATCGTGAATCCGGTGGTCTGCACCGCGACCGCGACGAGGTTCTCGCCGGTGCTGGTGGCGCGAATGGGGAAGCGCCACGTTCCCTCCGTGCTCGGATACGTCGCCGCCGAACCGGAGCCCGCCAGCGTCACCACGCCGAAGTCACTGTCCGTCGAGCGCAGCCCGAGGTTCCAAGCCTGCTCATTCGTGATCGGCATGATGTAGGCGCTCTGGCCGTTCGCGAGCTTGGCGCGGACGTCCAACTCCAACTGCTCGACGCCAGGCGGCACCACGATCGGCGTCCACGGCACGAGGAAGGTCCACGCGCCGCGTGGCGCGTTCACGCGCCACGACAGTTTCGATTCGGCGATGCGATCGCCCCACGAGTCCTCGAGGTCGTAGCCGCGCGAGACACACGGCTGAAGCCCGCGCTTCGTAATGTGGTTGGCGTTCTTCGCCAGTTCACGCTGCGGCAGCGCCCCCCACTCGTTGCTCTGCGTGGCGAGCGTGCTGTCGAGCGTGCGCAGCGGGTTGTTTTCGAACGTCTCGATGCTGCTCATGCTCTACGCCCCGGCGGTGTCGGTGATGACGGCCTCGTGGACCAGCAGGCCCGTGAGGCGCGTCAGGTCGCGCTCGGTGCCGCTATTCTTGAGGTACAGCGTCGCCGTGTAGTTGCGACCGATGGCTGCATCCGGTCGGTAGGTCCAGCGCGCGACAAGCGGCACGGCGTCGAGGTGGCTGATGTCTGCCACGCGACGGCCGCCGCCTTCGCCACGTCGCCACGGCGTGAATCCGGTGACGACTTCGATCTGGTGCGCCTCGCGCTCCATCATCGCGAGGCCGTCCGCGCCGATCCCGAGGCTCGACAGGTCGACCGCTTCGGGCTGGATTTCCTCGAGCACCTGCGAGGCGGACGCGCCGCCCGCGATGTTGTCCTCCGCGACGCTCAGCGTCAGCCGCGCGTCCGTGCGGCCGTAGCCCCACAGCACCACCGTGATCTTGCGGCCCGTCGCGCCGCTCGATGAGCGCTGCCCGTAGAACTGCCAGAGCGGCACCAGCGTGTTGCCGAAGTTGCGCGCGATCTCACGCTGCGTCGTGATGTCCATCGACGCCACGAACACCTTGCAGCGATAGCCGTAGACGTGCGCGATCGCCGCTGCCGGCGCGGCGCCGTGGATCGCCTCCGCGCGTTGGCGTGCATAGGCCGCCGCCGGCGCCACCACTTCGGGCTCAGGGGGGATGAGCGGCATGGTTCACGGCCCCGTGGGCATCGAAGCGAGCGGCACTTCGATCTCGTAGACGTAGATGCGGTGCAGCCTGCAGGAACCGCCTACCGCCGCCTGCATTCGCACGATGCCGAGATAGGTCGTGTTCCCGTCGAGCGCGCCGAGCGATGCGGTCGCCTCGTACTCTGCAGCCGCACCGTTGTTCACCGTCACGTTGAGAGTCTCGATGTCGCCGCCGGTGCCCGCGCGGACCTTGAAGCCGATTTCGATCTTGCCGTTGCCGACTGACGCCTCGGCGCGGAGGTTCACGCGCACGAGGTTGTGGTTGTCGGGGATCGCACGGGCCCGGTAGAAGAAGTTGAAGCGGTCGACGAGCGAGCCCTGTGTGTCGTTCACGAGGGAGCCGACGCCCTGCAGCGCCGCGTTCGCGCCGTACTTGTGCTGCTGCAGATCCGCGCCCCAGATCGGCCGGCGGATCTGGCGTGAGTACAGGAAGTGGGCCGCTTCCAGCGGGTGCTGCATCTGGCGCACGACGGCAATGCGCCGAGCCGTGATGTCGGCGATCGGGTCGATGACGGTAACGGCGCTCGGGATGGTCTTCGCCACGGTTCAGGCTCCCCACCGCTTGCCGGCGATGCCGGTGTCGATGAGCTGCGTCGCGTTCGCCGCGATGTAGAGGTAGTTGCGCATCTGGCTGCTCACGGTGCCGCCGCTGACCGCCGCGTCGACCGTGGCCGTGTAGGGCGCGAGCCGCATCACCTTGTTCGCGGGACTCGTGTTCACGCCGCCTACCTTCGGCGACGCGGACAAGCGCGCCACGCGCGAACTGTGCGTCAGCGTGACGAGCTCGATCGTGTCGCTCGCGTCGTTCCATCGGGACCCGTCGAGGTTGCAGAACTCGACGAGACAGCCCGCGCCGCCCTGCGAGCCGTCGTCGCCGAAGGCCTTGATGTCGGAGTTCGGCACCTCGCCGAGCGTCGTCGTCGGGGTGAACTCGTTGGCGCTCAGCGTAGCGTCGAGGTTCACGCCGTCCCACGAGGACACGATCGCCGCCGGCCCGAAGCGCACGGCCTCGGCGTCGGCGCGCTGCGCGTGCACCACCATGCGCGCCTCGTACGGCTGCACCTCGACAGAGAGCGCGCGCCAGTAGTCGGTCGTGACGCCGATCGTGCCCGCGGTGGGACTCGGCATCTGCGCGTCGGTGACGGCGAGCAGCGTGCCGGGGTTGATCTCTCGCGTGCCGGCGTGCGTGCGGTAGCTCAGCGTGAAGCGCGCCGTGGGCTGCGGGAACTCCTCGCGCTGGATGATCGCGGCCGCGCGCTGCGCCAGAAAGAGCCGCGTCCGATCGGTGGCGCCGGCACTCTTGATCTTGCGCGTCTTCACCTCCTCGCGGTGAAGGTTCGCGGCCCACGTGCTATTCGCGATGATGGTCCGCGGCGCGCCGTCCTCGTTGACGTATTCGATGATGACGCGGCCGGTGGTGTCCGCGACGTTCAGCGAGTAGTCGTGGTAGTCGCGCGACATGTCCGCGAGCGACACCGACACCGACGACTCGAATGGATAGCGGTCACCGACGCGGGCCAGCGCCAGGCGCCCGCTCGAATTCGTATAGACCGCGTAGCCGAGCAGCGTCAGCACTTCGCGGTTGAGCCACTCCATGACCGAGAAGCTGCCGTCCCAGCCAAGCAGGAACCGGGGGAAGCGCGCGCCAGGCGTCTCGGTGATGGCCCGCTCCCAACTCGTGAGGTCCAGTCGCGTTGCCGGTAGCGCCAAGCCCCACGGCGCGGGCAGCACGTCGTAGTTGTTGTCCCCCGCCGTCTCGTAGTTCGTGAGGTCGCCGGTGCGCGACAGGATGAGGCAGAGCGCGGCGCGCAGCGGATGGTCGCTGGCGACGAGGTCCCCGTACGTGTACCCGCCGTCGTGCGGCACATGCCCGATCCGCGGCGTGTTGATGCGCGGATGCGTCGGCAGGATCTCGACGAACTCCTCGCCGGGCCCGTGCGACGACTCGCCCGTGCTGAAGGCGCCGCGGGTCACGACGTGCGCGAGCGTGTAGTCCGCGGTGTTGGTGTTCATCTGCAGCTCGACGGCTTCATCGCCGAGCCGCATCCACACGCGGTCGCCTACGTCGGTGAAACTCGGCCGCCGGGCGTTCGTCTCGCCCGTGGGCAGCGCGTTGATCCACGAGATCCCGCCGCCAACGGCGTTCATCGACCGCAGCGTGGCGCGGTAAGCACCGAATGCGGCGTGGCGTGCCAGTGTGCCCAGGTAGGAGTCGGCCTTGATCTGCCAGTGCACGCGGCCGCCGGTGGTGACGCGGCCGAGCTCGCGCAGCCGAAACACATAGGGGCCGCGCTCGTTACTGGCGCTGACGTCGGCGTGATCGAACCCGAGATAGAGCGCGATGATCCGGTTACGCCACACGCGCGGGTGCGAGTAGATATCGTCGGGGTAAGGGTCCGACGTGCTCGAGGCGGTGTGCGCGCGCTCGGGACTCTTCGCGGCGTTGGTGCCGCGGCGGATGTTCGGCGTGGTGGTCGAGGCCTGCGCGACGAACGTCTCGTCCGCGAGGAAGTAGGCCGTGCCCGCAGTGAGCGCCGACACGACGTTGATGCTCGTGGCGGTAGCGGTCAGGCTCGCGTTCAGCGACGTCACGCGCGAGCTCGTCTTCAGCGCCGCGAAGAGGTTCGCGAAGTAGTCCGTGGGGTCGATGAACTCGGCGGTCAGGGAGCCGAGCGACGAACTGCCGGCGACGGGGTCGTACTTCTCACCGAACGTCGACAAGCGCTGCAGGACCTGGCGATAGCCGACCTTCTGCTGTGCCGTGTAGTTGTCGGGGATGCGCGAGACGATCGACACCGGCTTGACGCTGTAGGCGGTCGAACCGTCGCCGTCCGCGCCCGCATTGCTGATGCTGGAGAGCTTGTGCGGGATGCCCCACAGCTCGAGGCGCACGACGGGCGTGGTGCCGGCGGGCTCGGCTGTGAGGGTCGCGTAGGTCTGCGCCACGGGTTCTCAGCTCGAGCTGATGCGCTCTCGCATCGGGACGCGGATCCGGTAGCGCTCGCCGCCCACGCCCGACATGACCTCGGCGGCGTTGCTCAATCGCTGCTTCCATGCGCGATCGGCGATCACCCAGCGCCCCACGGTCGACGTGTCGGTGTTGTCGGGGAAGTAGACGAAGTCGCCGCCGCCGCGCGCGTCCTCCCAGAAGTAATCGAACGCGAGGTGTGTGGCGGCCCGGTAGGCGTTCTTGACGTTGGCTCGGTCGACGAAGTCGAACGTGACGTCCTGCACGTCGTAGGTCGCAAGGGTGCGCGTATCGACGACGCCGGCGGTCGACTCGTCCTCGAGCACGACGGCCTCGGTATCGTTGTCGAGGAGGATGCCTTCCGTCTCGGGATACCAGAGTTGCAGCGGGCAGAGAGTGCCCGTGGCGCTGGTGCCGCTCGCGGTGTCCGTGTTCGTCGCGAAGCCCAGGTAGAGTTCGGGAAAGGATGCCGAGCCGCTCGACCACTTGAGGATGAAGGTCCCGGTGGCGCTCACGGTCTGGAAGCCGCGCGTGCTCCCCGAGTGCGAGGCAGCGGCGAGCGTGTACGTCAGTCCCGAGCCGCTGTTGTCGAGCGCCGTCTTCACGGCCACGGCAAGGTCGCCGCCGTCCGTGCTGCTCACGCCGTCGTTGCGCAGGAAGTAGTCGCCGGCGGTGACGGTCGCGTTGTAGTCCGAGCCGCCGACGCGCACGACGATCGTGTTGTTGGACGACGAGATCGTGAGCTTGTGATGAACGAAGCGGCCTTTGCTCGCGCTGCTCACTGCGTCCTCACGATGCGGGCGTCGAGGATGCCGAGGTCCACGGCGCGCTTCACTTGGAACGCCGTCGCCTGCGTCAGCACGTCATCGCTGCCGGCGGTGTTCACGTTGAGTTGCACCACGAGGGGCCGATCGCCGCCTGCCGCGTCTCTTCCACCGCGCCCGAAGTCGCCGCCGTTGCGGTCGACGTCGCCGCGGCCTTCCCGGGCCCGGCGCGCTGCGTCGCGCTCGCCGCGAAGGGCTCTACTCTCGTCCGCCGTCGCGCCGCGCGTCTGACCCAGCGCGTATGCCGCCGTGCCAGCGCTGCCGGCGATCGCAGCGAACTTGCCCGCCGCCGCGAAGTGCAGGCCTGCAGACGGCACGTTGCCGAGCGCCAGCGCCGCCAGTCCCTTCGCGGTTTCGATCGTGGCCTCGATGCCAGCCTCGATGGCACGCGCGGCGAGCGTCGCCTGTACCTTCTTCGCGATCGCGTTGGCGTACTCGGCTGCGTTCTGCCGGTCGGCCTTCGTCTGGTTGCGCGACGCGGTCGTGAACTGCACGAATGCGGACGTGCCCTCCTCGACGAGTGCATGGTGCGCGGACGCGCCGACCTCATCCATCGCGGCCGTGAAGCCCTGCGCCATCTCGAACGTGGAGTCGTTGAACAACGTCGACTGGTCGACCCACCAGCCGACGAACTCGCCGAGTGCGGCTCGGCGCTCCTCGATGATCGCGAGTTCCTTCGTGGCGAGGCTTCGCTGACCCTCCGCTTCCATCTCGCGCATCGCCTGCTGCACGCCGGCGAGCACCTGCGCCGCCGTTGCCGTGCGCTGGATGCGTTCGCGTGTCGCCGCCTCGGCCTCCTCCTGCACCGCCCACGCGTTCTCGAAGAGGTCGGTGATGTTCTCCATCAGCAATGCGTGCTGCTGGGCGGCCTGCCGCGCGCGCTCCAAGGCGCCGCTGTCCACGATCGTCGTGGCGTTCTTCACGCCGGCGGGGCGCACCGGACCCGCGCCGGCCTGACCCGTCTGCGCGTTGCTGAACTCGAACTTGAGATCGCGAACCTTCGCGATGGTGTCGTCGAGGCCCGTCGAAAGCGACTTGAGGTCGCCGGCCATGCCGGCGAACAGCAGACCCGCCTTGCCTGCGCCGCCGAGCGGCCCGGGCAGCGTGGAGGCCACGGCCGCGGCCTTGAGGACCCCCGCGCTCGTGAACACCTCAGCCGCCCGTGCGAGGCCGCTCGTGAAGGCGTCGAGCAACTGCAGGCCTTGCACGACCATCGTGCGCATCGCCGGGAGCACCGCGTTCTGAATCACATTGCGGAAGCCCTGGCCCTCGACGCTCACACCGCTCAGGCCCTCGGCCAGCGCGTTGAACAACTGCGACGTCCCCTCGTAGAAGGACGTCAGCGCGCCGCTCTGGTTGATGATCCCGCCGAAGGCGGTCTCCGCGTTCTTCGCGGCGGTCGCCATCGTGTCGAACTCGATCGTGTTGCCGGCCGCCGCGTTGCTGGCGTCTACGAACGCACGCGCGGTGCCGCCGATGACGTTCGACAGGCCGCGCCACGCGACCATCCCGAGTTGCACGGCGCCGTTGAGCTCCGCGAAGCCGGTACGCAGCGTCTTGAGGTTGTCGCGGATCTCCTTGAGGACTCCGCTCGCCTCATCGCGCGCGCGTACGGCCATGCCTACGGTCGCGGTCGACATTCAGCTACCTCAGCCTGCGGCGCGCTTCGCCTCGAGCGCCTTGCGCCACTTGTCGGTCATCGCGGCGTTCACCGAGCGGCGCAGGCGCAGCACATCGACCACCCAGGCCGGCTGAGCCCACAGGCCGCCCGGCAGCGGCAACGCGCCCGTGTCCTCGATGTCCGCCGCGAGCGTCAGCGCCTCGGCGACGAATGGGTTGTAGTCGTCGGTGTCCGCATTCAGCAGTGCTTTCGGGCAGCGGTCGCGGGGCTGCAGCGTGTCGTCGTAGTCCGACGTGAAGCGCACGGTCGGCGCCGGCCGCCGACAACCCAGCATCACGCGGCGGTCCTCGCCGCAGCGCCGGCAGTCGTACTGCGGCGGTGCCGTGGTGGTGCTGATGCCGCTCCAAAACGCCGCCTCCGCTGCCCAGATCACAAAGGGCGGGCGGCCCCCAGGCCGGCGCAGTGCGCGAGCACGAAGTCGAACGCCTTGCCCGTGAACGTGGGTCCAAGTCGCACGAGGAGGTCGAGGCGCTCCGTTTCGTCAGCGGGCCACGTCAGGATCTCGCCGTCGCTCACGAGCCCTTCGGCCTTCACGACGAGGGCCGCGACCGTGCGCGCCGCGAAGTTGTTGAACTCGACGATTGCGCGCGTGGCGTCGGCAGACTGCGCAGGCGCGGCCGCGGCTCCGTCCGTAGCGGACTCCTGCGCGCCGCTCTCTGCTGCGTGCACGACTTGCTCGAGGCGCCGCGCCAGCTCCGCGTTGCGGTCGCTGAACTCACTGCGCTCGCCGTGCGTCATCGGCCGGAACACGAGCGCCGCCTGCGTCGGCGCGGCGCCCTCGCTCGCGATGATGTTGAAGGTGAACCGCATCGCCTGCGGCGTGATGCGGATCGTCAGCGGTGCCGCCGCGGTCTGCGTCTCTCCCATCTCATCCTCCCTTCGTGCGTCATCAGGTGAACAGCAGCGAGAACGTCGAGGTGCCGTCGCCGTTGTTCAGCGCGTACGTGACCTCGTAGTGCGCGATCCCGTTCGCCACCGTCTTCTTCGGGCGCGCCGCCACGTAGGCCGAGGTCAGCGTGAGCTGCGTCGTGTTGTTGTCCGCGGTGCCGACCGACAACGTGATGTTGCGCGCCGTGCCGTCCTCGAAGTCGTCCTCGGGATCGAAGGTCGCCGTCGCCTCCGTCTCGATGTTCAGCGTCAGCCGTGGCGCGCGGTCGACGATCACGTACTTCTGCGCGCCGAAGCCATTGACGAGGTTCCAGCCCTGCGTGAGCAGCGGCTGCGTCGTGTACGTCGTGAACGCCGTGACGATCGCGCGTACCCAGTAGGCCGTGATGCTGTTGAGCGTCGTCGTGGCCCAGTCGGACGGGCGGCCCCACTCGTTGAAGTACGTGCCAGCCGTCTGCTGAAAGTTCGTGATGCCTTGGCGCCCGAAGGTGCTCAGGGTCGTCCACGACGAGCCGTTCCAATACTGCCATGTGACGGTGTGCGTGCCCGCGCCGGCCGTGCCGAGCGTGAGCTTCACGCCGTCGAACGGGTGGCGCGAACCGAACGCGATGTAGTCGTTGAGATTCGTGCCGCCAGTGTTCGACGTGAACACGATGACGTCGCCCACGTCGGTGTCGTTGATGTCCGTCGTCTCGTTGACGAACGTCGTCGCGCTGTCGTCGTAGGTCAGGCAGCGGTAGACCGGCAGTTGCAGCAGCGCGATCTGCTGCTGCGGCTGCACGTCGTTGCCGAGGTCGAACGAGAACCCCGTGCATACCGGGCTCGTCCACGACCCGATTTCCAACGTCATCCGGTCGACCACCGGAGGCGCGATGAAGTCCTCCGAGAACGACGTGCCCGAGATCGCGTCCGACACGGCCGGGCGATAGACGCCCTTCATGCCGAACGTCATCTTCGACGGTTCGCCCGGACTGCCCGCCCACGTCATGTTGCCGGCGGCGCCGAACGTCTGCATCCAGAGCGGGCCGTGCGTCGACTCGATCGTGCACGTCTCGAGCGAGCCGCCCGTCTGCGGCGCGTACGTGCGCGTCCCCGCGGCCTGCGTCACCGACAGACCGCACGCGCGCAGAAGCGCATCGGCGCCGCGATCGTCCCAGTCCGTGTCGTCCGTGCCGCCCACGGCGGACGTGACGAAGTGGACGGGCCACACGATGCTCGCGCTGTAGCTGCCGTTGCCGCTTGCGAGCGGGCGCAGTTCGCCCATCGACGCGCGCGGGTAGCCCTTGCGGTCGACCGCGCCGCCCTCCGGGTTCATCTCCCACGACTCGCAGAGGAGCGAGTGCGCCTCCAGCGTCAGCGCCGCGGGCTGGCCCGAGGTCGACTCGATGCCGACTGCGATGCTCTCTTCGGTGCGGATGTTGATCGACACGGCTCAGCACTCCTCGTCGTCTGCGGGAAGGGTCAGCGCTTCGGGCGGCGGCTTCTCGCCGGGCTCGAGGCACACGATCTCGAGGTCGATCGCGACCGTGGCCGAGCGCTCGCCCGGCCGCGGCGTTGGCGTCACGGAGGGCCGCGCGCGAGGCGCGGGATAACTGCGGCGTCCGTCGCTACTCATAGGTCGTGATCACCGCCGTCACGCGCTCGGAGCAGCGGAAGCGCGACGTGACGAGCTTGACGAAGCCCCCGGTCTGCGGCGGAGAGATGCCACCGTCCTCGTCGCCCAGCCAGTCGACGTCGAACATCTGCCCGGTGTTGACCGCGGCGCTGTCCGTGCGCCCGTTCGTCAGCAGCGCGTGCGTCACCGCCGTCTGCGTGCGCCACGCAGCACGCGCCAGCCGCGCCGGGTCCGCGTTCATCACGTACACGTCGATCGCGAGCACGTGCGCCACGTCGCGAACGCCGGTGCCCGGCGACGCATAGCGCTTGACCTCCGATGTCTCGTGCCGCACCACGAGGCAGGGATAGCCCGCGCGCGACACGCTATTCGGTAACGCCTCGACGAACATGCGCGCCGAAGGCACCGTCGCCACCTCGTCCGTCGTGAGGTCGGGCAGGTTCGCGGGCGTCGTCGGCGTCTGGAGCTTGGCGATCTCCGTCGCGAGGTGCGTGCCGAGCGTGTCGATCACGCGCTGGATCACCTGCTCTCTCATGCGGCGAAGACCCTGCGCAACTGGTCATGCGACGGACTGCGCCGTGCCGCTGCGATGCCGATGTGCGCTTCGATCCACGCCTGGTAGACGCGCACGATCTTGCGTGCCGCGATCGACAGCGGGCCGACGATGGGCCGGCGCGGCACGGGGATGCCGTCCCATCGCTGGTAGCCGCCGCCGTGCTGGTGTTGCGCCGCGTACGGCAGCGACGTGCCCCAATCGAAGCCGGTGCGCGTGTTGATCCAGACGTGCGCCGGGTCGTTCAGGAACGCGAACGAGGGCCCGAGCCGTTCGCGGTCGGTCCACGGCGACGACTGCGCGCCCGTCGTCCAGCGCAGGACGGCCATGTTGCGGCGCGGCTGCGGGGTGCCACGGGGGCGGTCGCCGAAGAGGATGCCGCGCTTGTACCCGCGGTAATTCGGTTCGTCGTCGTAGCCCTTCCACTTCGGGCCGCTCACGAACATCGGCCGCCCGCGCATGAACGCGTGGTAGGCCTCCTTGTTCAACTCGTCGTGGATCGCCTCGTGCGGCTTGCGCGGATCGGTCACCGCATCGATCGCGAGCCCGAGGATCGCGTCGAACTCCTCCACGCCGTCGAGGCTGAAATTGAGGCGCGCCACCATCAGGACACCTGCGACCACGTACTGAGGGTGATCGGCGGGTCGTCGTCGTCGCCGCCGTCTTGCAGGCTCGCGGGGATGCCCGGCGCGGACTCCTGCGCGTTCGTCACGGCGCCGAAGTTGACGGTCCCCTCCTCGATGCGCCGCAGCCACGCGCGGAACTGCTCGCCGTACTGCTCGATCGAGTCGCCGCCGTTCTGCGCCGCCCCGGCCGCGAGCTCCTGCCCGACGAGGTACGCAGCGCCGAGGCCGTTGATGATCGACGCGAGGCGCAGGCCTGAGGTGTCCGCCGCGATGGCCGCCGTCGTGAGCCCGCGATTGAGCAGCAGGCCCTGCATCATCGCGAAGGCGTCGGTGATCGCAGCTTCCACGCGCGCGGTCGTGATCGGCGAACCCGGCGCGTCGAGGTGCGCGTTCAGGTTCGGGAAATACCGCGTCATCAGGTTCGCGGCGGAGAGGAATCCGTCGACCCCTAGTGAAATCGCCACGGCTACGCCACCTCCGCGAGCCGCACGCCTTCGGCGTAGCAGTGCCGCACCACGCCCTTCGCGAGCGCGATCCCCACCGCCTGCTGCCACGCCTCATCGCGCATCTGTGCCGCGTCGGCGGGGTGATCGATGAAGCCGATCTCGACGAGCGCCGCCGCGCAGTTCGTGCGCCGCAGCACGTACAGGTCGCTGCGCTGGAAGAGGCCTGGCTGCCGCGGGAGCGAACCGCCCCACGGCATCACGCGGACCTCGCGCCGCAGCGCATCGAGCAGCACGCCCGCGAGGTGCGCGCCCTCGGTGTCGTTGCGGTAGTACATCGCCTGAGAACCGCGCGCCTTGCCCTTCCACGGGGAGAGCACGGGCGTCGCGTTGCAATGAACCGACACGAACAGCTTTCGCGTCTCCGGCCCGTGCCCGTTCGCGAGGTTCACGCGCTGCGCGAGCGTCACGTCCTCGTCGCGCGTCCGCGTCGGGAGCACGTAGCGCACGTGCGGCAGCACCGCGTCGGCGAAGTGCTGCGCCACGGCGAGGTTGATGTCGCACTCGCGCAGGCCGTGCCCACACGCCCCCGAGTCGCGCCCGCCGTGGCCCGGGTCGATCACGAGGCCGATGTCGAGGCGGGCGGTCACGCCTGCGGCCTCGCCTGTCCCGCCTGCCGGCGCAGGTCGCAGCCGTTCGCGTCCGGCACCGGGCAACGGCAAGAGGTGCGCGCGCCCAGAGGCGGCTGGAGCAGCCGGCAGTAGTCGAGGTTCACCCGGTAGTGCCGCTCCGGCTTGGGCGCCGCTACCTCGTCGCTCCACCCGAGCAGGTCGACTAGCTTGCGTACCGCCTGCAAGCCCTCGCGTACCTCGCGCACGACCGCCGGCGCCTCGCGCAGCACGGCACGTGCGGTCGCGATGGCGCGGAGCAGGGATAGAGGGCTCACTGCCCCTCCGACTGAGACGCCGCCGCGCCGGGGGCCTGAGCGGGAGGGGTGCCCGGCGCAGCCGACGCGGCGGCGAAGTTGCGGCGCCCCATCACGAGGTCGCGCACCGGTTCGAACAGCACCGCCCACGCCCCGCCTGCGGCGAGGCCGTTGAGCGCACTGCGCCAGAACGCGACGTCGATCGGCTTGCCGAGGTAGAGCGCGCTCGACAGGCCCGCGCCCACGCTGATGAGCATCGGCGCCCAGCGCACGAGCAGGTAGGTCGCGCGCGGGTAGCGCTCCGCGAGTTCACGCGCCTTCGCGGGATGCGCGAGCAGCCACCGCGCGCCCATGACGACGCACGTCACGCCGATCGCGAGCAGCACGCGCGCATCGCGGTCCACCGCCGCACGCCACAGCGCGAGCGCGAACGCCGTAGGGTCTGCGGCCGGGTCGAGGATCGAGGCAGGCGTCGCGAGCTGCGCGATCAGGATGTCCGCGATCTCGAAGCCCACGCGCTCATCCCCCCAGCGCCGCGGCGAGCCCGAGCAGGCCCCGCACGAACAGCGCGAGCGCCAGCGCGATCACGAGTCGTCCTCGAAACGCAGCGTCGCGCGCAGTCGAATCGGCGCCGAGAACGAGCCGTCGTCCGCCTCGATCTGCGCGATCACTTCCAGCTTCGCGGGCAGCGCCAGCGGGCCACCCTTCGGCCGGCTGCGACGCCGCCACCACGAGACCACCTGCGATGCCGCGACCGCCGCCGCGCCAAGCACCAGCACCGCGTTCGCGGCCAGCGTCGCGAGGCTGTTCACATCGTTCTGCAAGCCCGCCCCGCATGCGACATCAGCCGATGGACTCGACGAACACGAAGCAGTGCTCGCGCGGCCCGTCCATGTTCTCGGGCCACTTCGGCGCGATCACCACCGTGTACTCGTCCGCCCCCGGCCCCGCGCGCACCGCGCCCAGCGTCTCGTCGTGCAGCTCGGTGTAGTAGTCGACGCCCTCGAGCGGCGCGCGCTGGCGCACCACCACGCGCACCGCCGCGAGGTCCAGCATGGACGCGCACGGGAAAGCGCCGGTCCACGCCCAGGGTACCTCCGATCCTTCCGGGGGGCGGGTCAGCGTCACGTCGTTGAAGCGCGCGAGCAGGGCCATGCGTCACTCTCCGGTGGTGCACTGGTAGGCGTAGGTGCGCGCTGAGTCGTCGACCGACCCGCCGCTGTAGGTGCGAAACGTCACCGTGATCGCGCCGGCGCCGGCGTCGGCGCCCGCGATCGCGAGGTCGTCGTGCATCGCACCGGGTCCCATGACCGTGCAGGTGTAGGCCGTGGTGAGCCCGGTCACGCTGCAGGTCTGCGTCCCCGGCGTCGATGACACGCTCGGCGGGTCCATCGAGCACGTGCCACGAAGCGGCGTGGTGCTCGCGGGGCACACGGTCGTGGTGCCGATCGCGCCGCCGAAGACGTTGCGCCACGCGTACGAGTTGTCGGTGTCGTCCACCGCGCAGATACAGATGCGCGTGTCACGCACCGTGTCGCTGTACGGGAGGTGCGCGATCGTGCCCTGGAGCGTCTCGGCGCACGTGGCCAGCGACGCCTCCTGCGTGAGCAGGATGCCGTAGCGGCTGATCGACATGCCCGAACTGCCGTCCGGCCGATGGAAGTCGAGCGTCGTGTACGCGCTCGCCGCGTCGTCCGCCGACGCGTAGATGCCCCACGTCGCCGCCGTGCTCGCGCTGCCGTTCCAGTAGTGCGCGACGAACTGGAGTTTTCCGCTCGACTGCTCCTGCGTGCCGGAGGACGCCGCGGGACCGAGGATCTTCGCGACCACCGTCTCCGCCGTCGTGGCCGTCAGCGACACCGCGAGCGCTGCGCCCGAGTAGCTGAGCTGGCACGTCGCGCACAGCGTGACGTTCGCGTTGAACGTGGTGGCGACGCCGACCGTGGACGGCGGTCCCCCGAGCCCATCGCCGTCGCTGAACTGCGCAGCCGCCGACGCGGGCGCGAGCATCGCGGCCACGATGACCGCGGCGCGCCGCATCACAGCGACCCCTTGAACTCGCTGACCTTGAGGCTCACGGTGCCCGACGACGACAACGCCTTCACCGTGATGCCGTCATCGAGTCGCTCGCACCACTGCTGGCCGCCTGTGAGCGCGACGAGGTGCGCGGTCGCGCTCGGCGCGCCCGTCGAGATGTACAGCGTCGCCGTCACGTCGGGCAGCAGGTAGAGGCATAGGCGCGCCCGGCCCGTCAGTGCCGACGACACCACTGCCGTGCCGCCCACCGTCGTCGGGATGTTGGTCTGCGTCTCCCTCACGCCCTGGTAGCCGAGCGAGTAGATCTCGGCGGCGCGGATCTCGATCGCGGACGCGGCCCACGCCAGCGGCACGGACGCGAACGCGCACACGAGCACCGCGGTGAGCGCAGCGCGCGCGATATGCTCGCCGACCTTGCGCAGTCCCTGCAGCATCGGCGCCTCAGTCCGTGTGCGAGTACGGGATGTAGAGTTGGCAGCCGGCGATCGTCGCGGGGTCAGCCGACGCGTTGAAGTAGAAAGCCGTGGCCGCCGCGATCGTGTTCGCTGCCAGAGTCGTCGTGCGCTGCGGCGCGTTGGCGCCCGAGTTGAGGTTCAGCGCCGACGAGATCGCGCTGCCGCCGCCGTTCGCCGCCGTGCGCAGCGTCGCCGTCAGAGGGCCGCCCTCCAGCGTCGCGCACGTCGCCACGACGTCGTGAAGGATGACGGCATGCGTCGCGGGCGTGGTCAGGATGACGTCGTTATTGGCGCCGAAGTCCGCCGCGGCGAAGTTCAGGCGCATCGCCATCAGCGGCACCGCGCGCAGGGTCGACGCCGTGTTGGCGAGGCCCTCCAGCTTGAGCACCGACACCGCGCCGTTGGCGAGGTCGCCTGTCGCGATCGTCGCGTCGAGGATCTCGGTGCTGTCCACCGCGCCCGCCGGCATGGCGATCTCCCCCGTGCCCGTGCCGTCGACCGTGAACGTCACGCTTGTCACGTCTGCCGAGCCGACCGTGATCGCGTTCGCGCCGCCCGCGTCGTAGGTGCAGGCGCCCGTGCACGAGAACGTCGTCGAGGCCGTCGCCGCCGTGTCGAGCAGCACCGTGCCCGTCGTCGCCGGCACCGTGACGGTCTTGTCGCTCGAGGCCGGGTCGCCGAACGTGACGAGCAGTTCGATGGCGTCGGCCGTCGCGCCTTCGCAGATGAAGCCGGTCGTCGAGAAGTAGCATTCACTCGCGGCGTACGCGGGGTTGCCAGCGAGCGTCGCGGAGTTGTTGATGTCGCCGACCGCCACCGTGTCGTCGAGGATCTCCGCCGACGCCACCGCACTGGTTGCGAGTTGGTCGGCGGTGATCGTGCCGGTCATGATCTTGGCGCCGTTCAGGCGCTCGCCCACCGCCTCGGCGAGCCCGGGCACGAGCGCCAGCGTGAGCACGATCGCGGCGATGAAGATGCCGAGTACGGCAGCGGTCCTGCGAATGAGCCTCACGATGCGAACTCCTTGCGCCAGCGGTAGAAGTCGGGCGGCGCGATGCGGCGCTCGGACAGCCACGCACGAAGGCCCATTGCGGGCGCCTCTGCGACCAGCCGGCGCCGCTCGTCGTCGGTGAAGGACCGGACCCCTGCGCCGGCCTGCGTGTCGGGCGCGGCATTGCTGCCGCTGTGCTCGGTGGCGTCGCTCGACACGCTGGCGTCGGTGCGCTCTGGCGCGGCGCACGGGTCCGAGGGGGCAAAGGGCGCGCCGCGGCGCGGCGCGAGCAGCGCATCAACGGCGCCCGGGAAGCGGCGGTCCAGCACCCATCGCGGAATGCCGCGACGCAGAGCGCTCTGAATGACCACCGCGAGCCCGGGGTTACGCAGGAACGCCGGGCCTCTATCCGGCGCCGCGCTCATCAGGTGATGACGTTCTGCCAGAAGAAGCCGAGTTCGGCCGCGACGAGCTCGAAGTCGAGGTCGATGTCGGCCTCCACGTAGAACGAGCCCTCGAGCAGTCCGTCGTCCGTGTAGGTGCGGGTGTAGAGCGGCTTGTTCACGAACGTGCACGCCGCCGTCGGCTTCTGGAGGTCGAACGGCGCGGGGTTCACGTGCAGCACGAGGAAGCCGTCGCCGACGATGTCCGCGCGCGTCTCGCTGCCGGCGCCCTCGCGCGAGGTCACCTTGTTGGCGTTCGAGACGTAGATCGCGTCGAGACCGAGCTTCGCGGCGACCTGCTCGCGGCTGTTGAACAGCGCGTTCTTGGCGATGTCGCCCTGCGCGTTCGCGACACCGCCCCAGTCGACGAGCTCCGGGTGCATCTCGAGGTGAGAGAACGCCGTGGCGCCGCAGATGCCGATGAGGTGCATCGGCTCACGGCCGAGCACGGCGCGGATCGCGTCGCGCGCCTGCCGGATGTCCGCACGCGGCGAGCCCGCGAGCGTCGCGTTCCAGCCCGTCGAGGGCGTCGAGTCGCTGCCCGTTGCGGTCCAGACGCCGGTGGTGAAGAACTCCGTGGCCCACCGGTCCTCCATGATGCGCAGCACCATGTTGGCTTCGGCCGCCGAGTAGAGCGCCTTGGCATCGTAGATGCCGCCTGCGCTCGCGACCTCGTCCGCCGTCACGAGGTGGCGCGAACTGATGTGCTCGCACGCGTAGGTGTCGGTGCCGAGGCCGTACTCCGTGCCCTTCGCGTAGCCGTCCGCCGCGCGCCGGCCATCATGCTGGATGCGCTGCATGTCGGCCCGCGTGAACACGTAGTAACTGCCCTCGCGCTTGCCCTGCGTCGGGCGCGTCGGGAACGCCTCCATCGACACGACGCTGCCGAGGTCGAGGGCGTAGCCCTGCGCGCCCTGGCTGATGGCGTTCTTGACGAAACTGCCCTGGTGGATCTTGGCCATGTGGTCAGGTCCTCATCAGCTCGCGCGCTGCGCGAAGTTGCCGAGTTGGCACGAGAAGAACTCGCCACTCGCCGCGGCCTCGATCGCGGTGCCCACGAGGCGATCCGCATCCGCCGTCTTTGCGACGAGGGTGCCGTCGCTGTGCGTGCCGACGAGATCGCCGATCGCGATCGTCCCGCCCGCGAGGCACTTGACCGTCGCGCCGGTTCCCAGCGGCACGACCTCGACCGTCAGGCCGCTGGTCGCCGTGCCGCTGGCGTTCTTCCAGACGACGCCGAGCACCACGTCGGTCGTCGCGTTGCAGACGGTGACCCGGCCCTCGGTCGCGCTGAGCTCGACGCACTTGCCCCGCGCCGCGCTCAGGTCCGCGCCGACCTCCCACGCGCGGATGTCGCTGGGATCTACCTGTACTCCGTGTGCCGGCATCGCTTGTGCCCTCGTGTTGAGGCGCGGCCGGCAGTCCGCGAGGTCGGCAGTCTGTCACTCCAGAACCAGGCTCACAGGGGCCGACTGCCGCGGCTTTCGTCGCCAGGTGCCCCCGGCGCCGCTGTGAGCTTGAAAGCTTGGGCTACGCCGCGGCGCGGCCCCCCTTGCGGCCGCCGGAGTCCGAGAAGGCGCTGAACAGCCGCTTGCCCTCGTCGGTCGCGAGCGCCGCCTCCTGCCGCTCACGGGGCGTGTCGCCCTTCTGCGAGTCGCGGAACTTGAGCCACGCAGCCTCGGGCGTTCCCGCGCTGTCGCCGCTCGGCCCCCCACCGTGCCCGCCCTGGTAGGTGCCCTGCCACTTCTCGGGGCGGGCCTTGATCTGCTTCTCGGCGAACGCCCAGCCGGCGCCGCCCGCGATGCAGAGCTCGACGAGCTCGGGCACCTCGGCGGGAACGACGCGCGCGCCGAAGGCCTGCACCGTCGCCTCGGCCTCCTTGCGCTTGATGCTCGCCTCGAGGTCGCCGACGCGCTTCGCCAGCTCGCCGGCCTGCGCGGCCTCGCCGCCCAGGCGCTTGACCTCGGCCTGGAGCTTGGCGACCTCGGCCTTCGCGCCGTCACGCTCGCCGGTCAACTTCTCGACCGTCGCCCGGTGCGTCGCGCTCATCTGCGCGACCGCGGCCTCGGCCTCGCCGCCGCCCTCCGCCGCCGCCTTCGTCATCTCGGCGCACTTCGCGGCGACCTGCTCATCGGTCGCGTCCGCGGGGAGGTTCAGCAGCTTGAGCAGTTCGGCCTTGTAGTCCATGCGCGAAGCGTTCAACGGTTCCTGACGGTTGTCAACAGTTTTCGCCGCGATACCAGTAGTGTCACGTATGGCATCGAAGTTGGTGTTCGCCGCGATCTGGTGCTGCTGCGGCTGGCACGACAGGAGACCGACGCCGACCAGCACGGCGCCGAGTGGCGTGTCGGGCTGATCCTTGCGGTAGAAGGTCTGCGCGAACTCGGCCGAGATCGCCGGCCGCTCGCCCGCGCGCATCTGCTCCGCCGCCGTCGCGGTGTAGGCCATCTCGCCGGACAGCGCGCCGTTCTCCACGCGCAGTGTGTCGTGGCGCACGAGCCCCGCCGCGGGGGTGCCGACGCCCTCGCCCGCGCGGTGGTCGTAGTTGATCGGGATGAGGTCGAGGTAGGCCGCATTCGCGACCATCTCGCGCAGCATCGCCTCGGTGACCTCGACGCGCTCCGTCCCGTCGTCGCTCCAGTACTCGCGGCCGGCGTACAGCAGGATCTGCCGCGGCCCGCGCACGTATCGGATGTCGCGATAGGTGACGTACCCGGCGTCGCCCGTGACCTCGGCCGGCGCGGCGGATGGCACCTCGCCGCGGAAGCGGATGGCGTTCGGGAGCTTCGTCTCTGCACTCACGCCTGCGCCTCCTTGCCCTCGGCCTGCGCCACCGCCCGCATCTTCGCCAGCGCCGCATGCGCGCGGCACGACGGGCAGCACAGCGCGTCGGCCATGCCGAGGTCGTTGCAGATGGCCCGCCCCGTCGAGATGAGTTGCGGCACGTCCCGCTGGCACCGCAGCGCTGCGATGCCCTCCAGCGTCCGCTGCGCCGTCTCCAGTTGCAGGATGCGGGTCGAGTCCATCACCGGTACCTCGCGGGCTCGGACGCGAAGGCGGTGTGGAGGGTGGCGTAGGTGGGCGGAGACTCCGGCGCGGGCGCGCTGGTGATGTGAGCCCTCGCCGTCAGCGGCGACACGTACACCGTCACCTCGCTGACGCCCCGCCACGGCCACCGCGCCCACTCCTTGCACTTCCCCTCGTGATACCCCGCGCCCTCGCAGTTGCAGCAGCTCACGCCCCATCCTCCCGCGGCATCTCCCACACGACGCGGTGCGCGAACCGCGCCCGCTCGCGCTCGCGCCGCAGCGCTGCGTTCACCCGCCACGTCACGAAGTCCCGATCGCCATCGGGCCAGTGCTCGACCTCGACAGGCGAGGCGCTGCGACGCTCGGGAACGGCGGGCGCTTCCCCCGGGGACGCTGGCCGTGTCGGCGCCGCACACAGTCGCGCCGCGACCTGCGCGAGCCAGAGGGCGAGGCGGAGGCGAAGCAGCGTCACGGCCGCTCCAGCACAGGACGCAGGCGGACCGTCCCGACTCGCTCCATGTCATAGTCGCCGCGACCGTCCATCGCGTGCGGGTTCCATTCGAGCAACCGCATGATCTCCGCGGTCGAGGCTGCGCCGTACGCATCCACGGGGCGCAACAGGGCCTCGCCGGCTGCGTGGGCCGCGCCTTCGATCGTCGCGTAGTTGCCGTACGCGCCGCGATACGAACCGTCTGCCGGGACGATGCGGTACGCGTACCCCTTCACCGCGGCCTCCGCTTCGCGTTCGCCCATGCGTAGTAGAACCGCGTTGCCACCTCGCGCAGCCGCACGCGCTCGCGGTCGATGCGCGCGCCGCGTCGCTGCGGCCGGCTGCGCTGATCGATCCACGGGTGGTCCGGCTCGGGGGCGTGGCGCTTCATGCCGTCGCCGGCTCCGGGATCGCCGGCATCGCCACCCGCCACGGCGCCGACCACGTGTGCTGCGGGCAGGTCGTGCCTTTCACGAGGCAGGTGCAGTGAGGTGGCGGGGCCGCGGTCGAATCGAACGCCACCGCGTCAGACGGGGCACGCCGACGGGCAGCTTGCGCGTGCGCCCGTCTCCCCGCTGCGCTCCTCCCCAGGGAGCCCCGTAAGGTCTTCACGCCGCTTCCTCACTGCCCAGCGGGATCGCACTCTCGCGCCGCTGGAAGATGCGAATGCACCGGCAGCGCCCGCTCCCCGCGCACCCCTGCCCCGTGACCGGGTTGGGCTTGAGCGGCGGACTCAGCGCACGGTCGAGCGACCCGTCGAAGGCGTAGAACCCGCCCGCGTCCTCGCTCGCCTTCGCCGCGGCCGCGCAGAACTCGCAGGTGTTCTCGTCCGCGAGGTCGGAGTACGAGACGACGAACTCCTCTTCCTCGGCGAGCTCCCGCGCCCGCTGCTCCCGGCCCGTGGCGAACGCCTGCGAGATGCCCTGCGAGGCCGCCGCCGCCGCCCGGTTCTCCGCCCGCTTCGCCAGCATCTCGCGCAGCACGCGGAAGAAGTCGGCCGTGGCGCCACCCAGCGTGCCGCTCTTCCCCGGCGCGTTGAGGGCGCGCAGCGCTTCGTCCTGCGCCTCGCCTTCCAGCGGCGCGATGGCCGCGTCCGCCATGCGCCGCGCCTGCTCCCGCAGCAGCGCGTCGGCGTTCTCGAGGGCGGACGGCGGGGCGTCCTCGTCGATGAAGCGGTGTCGCTCGCCCGTCGCACCCGGCAGCGAGGACGCGAAGCGCACGTACGCCACGCGCGCATCCATGTCCGCCGTCGTGCTCGCACCCCACCCGGACAGCCGAGTTCGTACTTCCGCCCGGTTGACCTCGCGCGCCACGCTGCGCCGGCCCTCGTCGCGCACCTCACGCAGCACGTTCGCGAAGGCGTCGCGGTACTCGCCGCGCAGGCCCGGCGGCGCCGCGATGCTCTGCACCGCGTTGATGTCGCCGGCCTCCACCACGTCGAGCACCTGCGCCGTCAGCGCGTCGACGAGCGCCCGTTGGTGCCGCGCCGTCGCCCGCTGCGCTGCGTCCGTCGCGTCGTCCTGCGTCCGCACGATCGCCGCGAAGTCGACGCACCGTTCGGGCCCGCGCGGCTCGCGCCGGTACTGCCACCGCGGGCGCACGGCGAAAGCGGTCTGCTCCTGCTGCGCGGGCACGGGCGTCGCGCTCGTCGCCCCACCCTGCGGCGGCTGCGTCCCTGTCGTCTCGCCACCCACCGGCGGCAGCGGCGCAGCGACCTCCGCGGCCTCGGCCGGCAGGCCCAGCTTCTCGCGCACGAGGCTCACCACCTGCTCGCCCACCTCGCCGAGCACCCCGCCCTGCGCGGCGCGGATCGTCACGTCGAGCCACTCCTTGAGCGGCTGGCGGCGCAGGTCCGCGTGCTTCAACTTCGGCGGCCGGCACCCGAAGCCGAAGTTGTCGACCACGAGCCGGTCCACCATCTGGTGCTGAATCGTCCCGGCGAGCCACCGCGCCGCGTACTCCAGCGCGTCGATGTAGCCGCCGACGAGCTCCGTCGCCATCGCCCACGAGCCCGCGCTGCCCGCCGTCCCGAGCAGCAGGTGCGGCACCTGCAGCGCCAGCGCGATGCCCTCGCGGTACATCCTCGCGATCGGCGTCAGGTCGAAGCTGTTCGACGGCTCGAGCAGCCGCGTCGTCTGCCCGGGGTACTCCAGCACGTACCCCTCGTGCGACGAGCGGTAGCGCTTGAGCGCGTCCGCGTACTGCGTCAGCTCCGCGCTGCCCGCCTGGAGCTCGCCCACGTTGCCCACGAGCATCGGCACGCCGTAGCGCTGCGCCGCGAGCGACGCGTAGAGCATCACCCGGTCCAGCAGGTACTCCTCGCGGTAGACCGCGCGCAGACCGCTATTGCCGTCCGGCAGGCCCTGGTCGTCCCACACGGCATGGATGCACTGGTCGAGGCGCATCTGCGCGGGCTTGCGCCCGCCCATCGTCGCCATCGGCGTCTGCTCCACCGCCACAACCCGCCCGTCCTCCCACACCCACGGGCGCGGCGCCTGAACGATGCTGTACGGGTGGCGGTACTCGAAGCCGAGCGGGCGGATGTAGCGCCCCACCCGGCCGAAGCGCCCCTCCAGCACCGCGAACCCGTAGCGGAAGGCCTCCAGCGTCCACGACGCCACGCGCTCGAAGGGCGTGTACGGGTCCTCGATCCACGCCTCCTGGCACTCCTCGGTCGCGGCCTGCTCGACGGGCGTCGCGTCGGTGGGCTCCTCGAAGAACCACTCGGCCTGGACGATGGGCTGCGTGCGCTGGACGAGCGCCGCGAACACCACCGGCTCGCGCCGGGGCATGAGGTCGAGCGCCTCAATGCGCGTGCGCGGGTCGGCCCACTTCGCGTTGTGCTCGCCCGGGTTCTCGACGTACTGCCAGCGCTCCTCGCCGCCCGGCGTGCCGGCATAGGACGAAGACCAGCGAGGCAGCGATGTCGGCGCCGCCTCCGCGAACGCGTGCGCGACCTCGCCGTCAGCGCCGAACAGGATGCGCTGCCGCCGGCCGCGATCGTCGTACAGCGTCGGCAGACGTGCGCCCATCGCCACGTATCGTCACGCGATGTATCGTCACCGTCAAGCGGCGGCGAATGGTTGCGCTCGGATTGTTCGGCGGCGGCGAACTATTCGGGCGTGTTGAGTTCCTGCCGAATTGTTGCCGAGTTTCTGCCGAGAAGCCCGTGCTACGCGCGATGTAGCAGGTGCTACAAAACATGTAGCGGCACCGGCACGGCGGGCACTCAGAACCTCCCCGGCGCGAGGATGTCCGCCCCGGGCGCCGAGGCTGCCGCGGCGAAGTGCGGCGCCATCGCGGCGGCGTCCGTCCGTCCGCCCGTCACGATCAGGTCGGTCAGCGCCCACACCAGCGCATCGAGCCGATCCGGCGACCGCTGCCCCGTCCCCGGCGACCATGTGCACAACTGGTCTTCGAGCTGCGCCAGCGCGTGCCCGACGTGGTGGACGCGCCCTTGCTCATACAGCGCCGATACCGGCTCGGCTCGCGTGGCCTTGCCGCGGCTCGCGTGGACTCGGCGCACCGGCACCGCCCGATCGACCATCCGCAGCGTGTGCTCGGCCATGTCGCCGCCTTGGTTGACCTCAATCACGATGCGGTCGCAGGCGTGCTCCCGATACGCCGCAATGGCACGCCGCGCCCACTCGCTCGGCGCGTACCGCCCACTGCGGTCGTCGATGACGTAGCCGTGCCCGTCCTTGCCGACGCCCGCCACGATGATGCCCGTCTCGTCGCTTTCAGCGCCAGCCGTCACCGCCGGGTCGATGGCGACCACGACGCGCACCAGCGGCGGACACGTTGCCACGCGGCACGCGTCGATCATCGCCTGCGACCACAGCGCGCCCTCGATGTCCTCCAGCACTTCGGCGTTGAGCTCCTGCCGGCCGAGGCGCGTGCCCTCGTAGCGCCTCAGCGTCACCTCGAGGAAGGCCGGCGCGAGGTTCGCCGCGTTCTCGTACGTGGTCGACCTCGTGACCGCCGTCGCCTTGTGCGCCGCGAGCCCCTTCACGAGCGCGGTGGGGCGCGGCGTCGTCGTCACGACCACGCGCGGATCGTCGCCGAGGCGCAGGCCCATCAGCAGCATGTCCCATGCCTCGGGCCGTCGCCACGCCGCGAGTTCATCACCCCACGCCGCATCGTGCTGCGGGCCGCGCAGGCGGTCGGGCTCGTCGGCGCTGTACAGCGTCGCGATGGCACCGTTGGACCACGTCACGCGCCGCAGGCTCGGGTTGTACGTCGGCCGATCCCACGGCGGCGAGCACGCGAGGATGCCGCTGTCGCCCTCGACCATCACGTCTCGCGCGTCGGCGGCGGTCGGCGCCACGAGCGCGATGCGGCGCTTGCCGCTGTCCTTCTGCTCGCGCACCCACTCCGCACCAGCGCGCGTCTTCCCCGCGCCGCGACCGCCCAGGTACATCCACGTCCGCCACTCCCCCGCGGGCGCCAACTGCGCGGGCCGCGCTAGGCGCCTCCAGTCGTAGGCGGCGCGCTCCTCCTCGCTCGGCCCGGTGTCCTGCTCCGCCCGCCCCTCCGCCAACTCCTTCAGCGTCGGCGCGCGGTCAAACCAAGGCGTGAGGGCGCGGAGGATCACCCCTGCTCCTCGCGCAGCGCGGCGGCGATGCGGTCGCGGAGGCTGGCGAGCACGGGCTGCGCGTCGTAGGTGACAGAGGAGGGTGGCGTGGACGGTTGCAGCGCGCGAAGCACGCCGAGGGCCTCGCGCAGCAGCGTCCTTAGCCCATCAATCTCGGCAAGCAGCACAGCGACGTCGCGGTCCGCGCGCTCGTGTGTCGCTCGCCACTCGTCGGCGCTCGCAGCCATCGGGCGCACGCCGTTCGCGTCCGGTTTGCCCGGGGTGCAGCGCGCCCACCGCTCCCGGATCGCGTCCAGTTCAGCCTGCGTCATCGGTTCCGCTCCATCGCCTCGAACGTCGCCCGTTGCTCGGCGCGATCGACGGCGTCATCGACCTCCCGCTCCAGCCGCGCCACCTCCGCCCGCAGCCTCCGCACCTCGGCCACGAGCGGGAGCGCGGCGTTGCAGGCGGCGGCAAGGAAGCGCACCTGCGCCTCGATGCGTGCGTCTACCTCCGCATCGCCGGTGCGCCCCGTCTCCATCTCGACCCACCGATCGCCTGCGTCGAACTCCAGCGTGACGGTGCCGTGCTTGTGCCACGACTCCTCGCCATGCCTCGTAACGTCGACTCGCCCAGGTGTCAGCGTCGCCGCCTTCGCCAGCGCTTCGAGGGTGTCGAGGTCGAGATCGAGGTCAGCCATCGCGCTTCACCTCCTCGTTCAGCAACCGCACGAGTTCCTCCGGCGGCATCGACAGCAACCACCGCAGGCCATTCTCGTTCAGCTCCACCCGAACCAATTCCCCTGCCGCCGCCGCGTCCTCAAGCGCCACGCCTATCGGGGCCTCGGGGTCGAACGCCGCACTCACTTCACCCTCACGAAGCGGCGGACCTCGCGCAGGCCGAGGGCGGTTGCCACCTCAAGCATTTCGTCGGTGTCGAGCGACTCCCCCTCCGCAAACGCCGCAAGCCGCGCCCCGAACCCGCTCCGCATCAGCCGGCATGACCGCGACGCGACGTGAGCTGCGGCAGCAGTCGCGTCCCATGACTCCCGGCGCGCGCCCTCCGTCGCAAGGTAAGCCGCCAGCATCCGCCGCACGTCGTCCAGCGTCAGGTACTCCGGTTGCGTCTCGCTCACGATGCACCTCCCCGCGCGGGCATCACGCACCCGCGCGTCGCCCCGAACGGGCCCTCCGCTGTCACGGCCCATGTTCCGCCCGCGCGCCGGCACTCCGCCTGCGCCGCGGCCAGCTCGGCCCGCTTCTCCATCACGACAGCCCCCGCGCTCACGGCCAGCGCCGCAACCAGCGCGTAACAGAACCACGTCACCACCACGGCCGCCCACCGGCGCCACGGATGCAGATACGCCGTTCTGCTCACGTCCGTCCTCCCTGCGTTGTCACGCGGCGGTCTTGATGCCGAACTCCGGGATCGCCGTGTCGCCGTCACGGAACCGCTTCGTCAGCTTCGCGTGCTCGAGTTGGATGCCGATCACCTTCGCCGCCGTTGCCAGCAGCCGCGCCTCCGCGTGCGCCTGGGCCGCGTCGCTGTCGCCCTCGACGAGCCTCTGGTGCGCGTCCTGGATTTCCGCCAGCAGTTCCGTCGACGACGCCCATCCGATCCGCTTCGCTCTTGCCATTCTGCTTCTCCTTGATGCGGCGGCGCAGAGCCGCCAGTGCCACGTACACATCGACCAACTCCACCGCTGCCCCGTGCCTTTCCACCGCGTGGCTTGCCGCTTGATTGCACGCGGCCGAACACCGGATGTTGCTGTCGCGCGTCGCCTTGAACGCCTTTCCGCACGCACAACGCCGCACACCCTGCCAACGCTTGATGCCGTGGTGGTTTCGACGACACGCGATGTACGCCGGCCTCACGCCCAGGCGGGCGGCGATTACGCGATCGGGCTCGTCGCCCAGTTCCGCGGCGTCCCATTTGCGCCGCGTGCTCGGAATGCCCAGTCTCCGCCGTGCCCTCGCCACGGTCGTAGCTGAGACACCGCATTCCCTCGCCACGTCTCCGTCGCGCCGCTTCCCCAGCACGCCTGCGAGCGCACCTGCATCGAACGGCCGCCGTCCGTGCGGTATCCCGCGACGAGCGCGCGCCGAACGAACCACGCCCTCGCCAACGCCGAGCGCTCGCGCTATCGCCGCGTCAGTCGTCTGGCCCAACGGTTGCGCATCCCAGTCGATCGTCACGCGCCTCACCGCCCGCCTCCCTGCGCCACCAGCCGGCGCATCTCACCGTTGAACCGCTCGCGCACCTCGCCCTCGTCGAGCTTGTAGTGCGCCGCCACCTTCGCCAGCGCCACGTCCACCGCCGCGCGGAACGCCCACAGCACTTCGCCGCCGGGGCCCAGCGCCTTCACCTTCGCGTTGATGGCGTCCGTGTGCCGCTTCTCGAACGTGTCGAGCACGCCGCCGAGCCCCACGATCGCGGGCTCGCCATCCGGCCCCACGCCCATCTCCAGCGCGACCTCGATGTACGCCCGGGTCCGCGCCGTCTGCTCGTCGGCCATCGCGATCGCGGGTCGGTTCGTGTGCGCCTCGACGAGCTGCCGGAACGCAGGGCGCCGCATCGGGGCGTGGAGCGCGGCAGGGACGCCGACGCCGGCCAGCGCGGGGTCTTGCTTGTCCCCCTCCCGCACCCGGCGCTGCGTGCCGCTGCCGTGCATCGGGCACCGCTTCGTCGTCGTCAGGCGTCGGCACGTCCCTCCCGCCGTCGTCTTCGCCCCGCACGGGTGCGACTTCGGGTGGGCGCCCGCATCGGCTTCCGGCATCAGGAGGGGGCCCCCGCTCACCGCCCCTCTCCCCCGAATCGCGCAACTCGCAGCCCTTTCCTGCGTGTGCGCGTGCCCGCGTAAGACAGAGCAGCGCTGCGGCCAGTAGCCTTGCGCTCCTCCCTCGCCCCCTCCCTGCCTCCCTCGATCCTGCCTGATCCACGGCGATTCGTCATCTCTTCCCCTCCAATCCTACTCCGCCCGCGCACCCCGG